GCCCAACACGCACATGAGTGATCGGATGGTGCGGCGGCTGATCGCAGAAGTAAATAAAAACGACTGCGATGCTGAGCTGATTATCAATCTGCAGGATGGTAAAGGGTATTTTAGACCGGCGGAAGATGAAAAGAATCTGGTTCGCAACTGGATGGCAATAGAAAGTTCCCGAACTGCTGAGAATCGCATGAATGTGGATGCAGCGAAACGGTATCTGCGAAAAGATAAGAAGCCACGGGAAAATGAGTTGGAAAAGAACCAGATCACAATGGATGAATGGCTTGCGAGCCTGAATGGAGGCGGATAAGATGCCGAACAGGATTTTAAAGGAAAGTATCTGCCGATCAGATACGATTGACCAGCTGAGCTGGTTCGAGGAAGTCCTGTTCTACCGCTTGATCGTAGCGTGTGACGATTATGGAAGATTTGACGGAAGACCTGCGATTATCCGCGGGACATGCTTTCCGCTAAAGGATATTACATGCAAGAGCATCGCTGATGCCCTGCAGAAGTTAACGTCTGTAGGCTTGGTCAGAGAATATTATGTTCAAGGAAGACCGTACCTGCAAATGGTAACTTGGGGAGATCACCAGCAAATGCGTGCAAAAAAAAGTAAATATCCATCAGAAGAAGGCAACTGTGAGAATTTGATATCATCTGATATCAATTGCAATCAAAAGAATACAAATGATTGCAATAGTCCCCGTAATCCAATCCAATCCGAATACGAATCCAAAACAATATCGCGCGAGGAACCAGAGCGGTTTGAGGACTTTGTCGCAGCGTACCCGAAAGCAGGAGCAGACCTGCCTGGAGTGGCTGTGGAATACTTAAATACCCTGCGGATGGGTGTAAACGCTGACGAACTTGTACAGGCAGCCAGAAATTACGCCGAAGCCTGCCAGATACGCGGGACGCAGCCACAATATGTGCTGAACGCTGAAAATTTTCTGCGAAAATTGAAATTTGATGAGTATCTGCCAGAAAAGTACAAGAAGCCGAAAACGCCAAAGCGGCAGCAGACCAGCGTTGACCAGTATAACCAATTTATGAAACACGACTACGACATGGACAGCCTGGAAGCTGCCCTGCTGGGAAAGTGAGGCGGGTATGAGAGCAACAAAGGATTGCGCCTATCCGGTCTGCGAAGCCTGCCAGCATCCAGACTGCATCATGTCTGGCACGGATATAAGGGCGCTGTTAAAGCGTCGGCAGCGGCAGGCAGATCCGGAAGCATACCGGCAGAAGCAGCGGGACTACAGGAGCAGGATAAAAGCAACGCTGCCGCAATGTGATAACTGCGAATCCTGCGTACTGGTCCGCAAGGAGAAACAGGACGGATACCGGAGGCTGTGCATTGCAGAGATGCGCCTGATCGAACAGAAGGTAGCAAACAGTCCGCAGTGGTGCAAGAAGAGAGGAAAGCGGAATGGGACGAAAGATAATCTTGTACGACCTGTACAAGAACGATGAGTACCAGGGACGGTACAAAGCAAAAGAGCTTATGTATTTGCTGGGCATGTCCCGAGAGACCATAGCCAGCCGGGTCTATCACGGGGTAAAAACAAAAGATGGCTACGAAATTATGAGAGCGGAGCCGGACGGATGGGCAGAGAGCTGGGAGCGGGCATGTGCACCGCTAAGGAGGTAAACATGGACAAAATTGGATATAAGGCTTTTAATCCCGGTATGATTTGCCGGGGCAAACAATACGAGGAAAATGCTGTGTTTGAAGAGCCGGAAGCAAAAATTTGCAATACTGGAATGCACTACTGCAAGAATCCGTTTGATGTGCTTGAGCATTACGGGTTTGTAAACGATAACGCTGAAATAAACGAGTTCGCGGAAGTCGAAGCGCTTGCGGACGAAAAAACGGACGACGGACGAAAATTTTGTACTACAAAATTAAAAATTGGCGCGAAGCTCTCAATACATAATTTTGTGAATGCATTTGTTGAATTTACATTAAAACGAACAAATGGAGAGAGCGCTGCAACCAACACGGGAAACTGGAGCGCTGCAACCAACACGGGAAAAGACGGCGTGGCCGTATCGTGGGGAAGACGCGGAAAAGCAAGAGGAGAAAAAGGCTGTTATCTGGTCCTTGCCGAGTATGACGATTCTAACAATTTAGTTTGTGCAAAGATGGAAAAAGTGGACGGTGAGCGCATAAAAGAAAATACGTTTTATACGCTGAAGAATGGAGAATTTGCAGTGGCAGAGGAACAGGGAGCGGAAAAGTGAGCCGCTCAGGAGGTAAAAATGCGAAAGATTATAACTGTATTAGTAGTTCTGACAGGCGTGCTGTTGTATTGGATTTATAAAGCCGGAGAAAGCATCGTCCTGGAGCAGGATGTTGACAGGATAGGACAAAGGAGACAGGACAATGGCAATATGGATTAAAAAATCGCCGGATGCCGAACCGGTATGGATGGCGGCAGATAACCGGATCAGGGAGCTGGCGCTCTCGATCGAACGGCGTGCAGGTATCGCACCGGATGCGGATGGGCTTCGGCAAATCCGGGAGTGGGCAACAGAGATTGTTTGCCAGTGCGACATGGTGGAACGTGTGTGGGAGCAGGCAGAACCGACATGGAAGAGGTGAGGAGAAAAAATGCAATTTATTGATTTTTTTGCGGGGATAGGCGGGTTTAGAAAAGGAATGGAGTTGGCGGGGCATAAATGTGTTGGATTTTGCGAGTTTGACAAATTTGCAACGGCAAGCTATATCTCTATGCACCTACTCACGCAGAAACAAAGAGAATCATTAGAAAAAGTGCCATTGAAGAAACGGCAAAAAGAAATATTAAAGGAGGAATACAGAAATGGAGAATGGTACGCAAATGACATTCGAAGAGTATATGCAAGAGACATTCCAAGGGCAGACTGCTGGTGCTTCGGATTCCCATGTCAGGACATTTCTGTCGCAGGAAAGCAAATTGGATTTCAAGGAAACCGCTCGAGCCTGTTTTTCAGAGTTATGTACCTTATCGGACAGCTCGAGGAAGAAAATAAACCCACTTACCTTTTCATTGAGAACGTTAAGAATTTGCTTAGTGTTAATGGAGGATGGGATTTCGCCAGGCTGCTCGTTGAAATGGACAGGGAGGGGTACGATGCAGAGTGGCAAGTTCTCAACTCCAAAGATTTTGGAGTGCCGCAAAACAGAGAAAGGTGTTTTATTATCGGACATCTTAGAGGACGAAGTACCGCAAAAGTATTTCCTGTCAGAACAGACGGGGAAAATAGTGTTCAAATAGTCGGTCATAAAGACGGCTACAGAAGAAATACGCAGGCCTTTGCACCAGAAGCACTTGATACTGGACAAGGCGGTGAAAAAGGTCATCATGTTACATTGCCGTGTTTCATTGATTTGTGCTACGAAGGTTCACAGATGACAGAGCAGGCACGATGCTTGAAAGCAAGATACTACAAAGGCATGGCGAATCATGCAGGGCAGGACAGCGGAATTGCAATTCCAGTATTAACACCCGACAGAGCAGAAAAACGTCAGAATGGAAGACGATTTAAAGATGATGGAGAGCCGATGTTCACGTTGACAGGACAGGACCGGCATGGAATTGCGATTGAGGTCAAGGAAGCAACAGCAAACACGCTTGATACAAGCTGCAATCAAGGGATTTTCGTGCAGGTATCAGATGAACTGAGTGTATACGCGGTCTGGTATGAAAAGCTTCAATGTTACATAGCAATCCGAAAGTTAACGCCAAAAGAATGTTTTAGACTTCAGGGGTGGGCAGATGATTATTTTGAAAAAGCAGCGTTTGTTAATTCAGATAGTCAGTTATATAAGCAGGCAGGAAATGGAGTCACTGTAAATGTTATTTTTGATATAGCAAAGAAACTAAAAGAGAGCGTTAAAGATTGAGTGCAACATATATGAATAAAGTGATATCTATTGTTAATTAACAAAGATAAGATTTGATGGAGGCGGACAATGCCGATTGAATGAGGACTTGTGGAGGAATGACATGATTATAAAGCATAAGGCAAAACGAGTGGATAGTAACGAAGAAGTTATTGGATATGTTACAAAGATGTGGGGACAGTACCATATAATAAAAGCTGATGATGAAAATACGGCTTATCCAGTATTGGAGAATACTATTGAACCTTGCATTGTTGGAGAATGTGATGGATGTCATACAGATAAGAAAATGGACAAAAAGGATATTTTAGGAAAGTTGGGCATAATAGCGGCTGCGGCTTGGCTGATACTATTTATTCTGGCGTTTAGTATGGACCGCTCCAGCAGAATGGGAGATGTGTTAATACTCTCAGCCTTTGCTGGGGTGTTGCCTATGATTTTTTTCACGATTGGTGATTAGCCAGATGTATTTTGCAAAGGCGAAAATGAGCATTTAAAGGAAGGAAAAGAACTATGAAAAATTGGAAATTACCATTGATTATTGTAGGAGTAGTAGTGGCAGTAGTTTTGTTGTGTGTGTTTGGAGTGCAGTCAGTACCGAATCGGGCAATCAGTCTGGAAGAATCGGTCTATACCGCTGAATCTGACATTAAAGTGCAGGAGAAACGCAGGGTTGACTTGGTTTATAATCTGGCAGACTGTGTAAAACAGTATGATCGGCATGAATCAGAAACATTGACTGGACTTGCAGATGGAATGAGCGAAGGGAACAGTGTAGAAGATGTAAATACTGTGATCGCGGCAGTTACATATGCTTATCCAGAGTTGAAAAGCAATGAGAATTATAAGCAACTCATGAATGAATTGTCTATTACCGAAAACATGCTTGCCCAGTACCGGGAAAATTACAATAAATCCGTAACAGCTTATAACAGGTATGTAAAGAAGTTTCCAGCAAGAATCTTCCTCGACTGGACAGGCTATGAGGTTTTGAAATTTCAGCGGTTGGATTATCAAGCACCAGTTGACGCACCGCAGGATTTATTTGGAGAATAGCTTATGGAAATAACCAAGCGCGAAATCATCATCAGCGTTGCAATCGCCGCCGTTATGCTAATAGTCGGTTTCTTTATATCTGGAAAAATAACTGATATGCAGAACGATAAGAACGCCGAATACCAGAAGGCAGTGCATATTGAGGACTCTGAATTATTTCGGTATGGCATGGACACAAATGTTGGAAATGCTTTTGTGTATGGAGATTTGCAAGCGGTTGATACAGTGACTTTTGATGAGATTGGCGGGGAATATCTTCATGTTGAAAAGATAGAAGAACGATATGAACGCCATGAAAGAGAAGTGACAGAAACAGATTCAGAAGGTAAAAAGCACACAAAAGTAGAAGTATACTATGAATGGGAAATCGAGGACAGAGAAAGCAAACATTCCGAAAATATTATGTTTTGTGGTATCGAATTTCCGTATGATAAAATCCCGTATTCTCTGGACAATCACATAGAGACAATAAAATCTGGGAGAGAATATAGTTGGAAGTCTGGGGAATTTGTAAAGGTACGGTACAAGTATTACGGGACATCCCCTAAGCATACAGGGACTGTATATACCAAGTTATCGGACGGAACGATTTCGTATAATTCCAGATTTTTCAAAGATTATACCATTGAGCAAGCATTAGACAGTTGTACGCATAGTGTTGCGAATGAAATGTTCTGGGCTTTATGGATAGCTCTGACTGCAGGTGCTGTAATTGGATTTTGCTATTTTGATAACAAGTGGCTGGAAGATTAAACTGATATTTAAGTAAGAAAGTGGATGAGAAAGAAGGTGGCACCGATGGATAAGAAACTTTTATCCGACTACATAGACGCCTGTGAGCTGATCCGGGAGACCGAGCAGCAGATCAGGCGGCTGCAGGAAAAGCAGAGCGAGACAACGCAGGACAGCGTCCGGCGCGCCAGCTTGTGTGCTGGTTCCCTCTGTCTACACAGATAAATCCTGCGGGACTGGGATAGGGTAACAAAAAAATAAAGCAAAAAGAAAGAAGGTGGGGAATGTGGGAACAAGGGACACATACTTTAATGGTTACGGTCTGACATACAATGAGGTAAAAAAAATAGAAGACAAGTGCAAAAACGCAAAGGGTAGGGAATTGGAACTGCTGCTTCTGGCTGCGGAAAGCGCATATGCAGAGTTGGCGCAATATCTGTTTTTTAGCCTGACATCAGGGCTGGGCTATGACAACATCTCAAAGATATGCAACATCCCTATCGGGAGGAAAGATTTTTATGGGTATCGCAGGAAAACGATATATCTATACAACAGCTATATGATACTGGAAGGAAATGCAATTGTGTAAAAGGGGTACGCGGATCAGGAAACAAGAATGGTAAAATAGAATAATAACTGTATTGGGTATGATATGAATTGTAATGCTGTCATGAAAAAGCTTCAGCGCGCCATACTGTCCACGGGCTCGTAATCAAAATTTCTACCAGCCAATTTTACAGCGAAGAGCAGGACAGACTTTTACGGTTACCAGCGCCTTTTTTACCACATGATGGACATAAACATGAATCGGGTACAAAGAGAGCCGGAAGCAATGGTAAAATTATAGAAATAGGAGAATGAATGAGTTATGAACATAACCAATATCCCTTTAAAAAATTTAAAACCATACGAGAATAACCCGAGAAAGAACGATGATGCTGTTAAATACGTTGCAGAATCCATCAAAGAGTTCGGGTTTAAGGTTCCGATCGTGATCGATAAAAACAATGTTATTGTTGCAGGGCATACAAGATATAAAGCTGCAAAAAAGCTTAAAATGAGTGAAGTGCCGTGCATAATCGCTGACGACCTGACAGATGAGCAGATAAAGGCATTCAGGTTGGCAGATAATAAAGTAGCTGAAAAAGCTGAATGGGATTTTGACCTGCTGAATGCGGAACTTGACGATATTATCGACCTTGACATGGAATTGTTTGGATTCGAGGATGCATTGCAGGACGATGCCGAGGAAGCTGTTGAGGATGAATTTGAGGTAGAGTTGCCTCCAGAACCAAAATCCAAACTGGGCGACATTTATCAGTTGGGCAATAATAGGCTGATGTGCGGTGATAGCACGGTGCTGAAAGACGTAGAAAAGCTGATGGGGGGGGAGCAAGCAGACATGCTGCTCACTGACCCGCCATACAACGTAAACTATGAGGGGAAGACCAAAGACAAGCTTAAAATTAAAAATGACCAGATGGGCAACGATAATTTTAGGCAGTTTTTGACAGATGCTTTTAGCAACGCCGACATGGTTATGAAGCCGGGCGCGGTCTTTTACATTTGGCATGCGGACAGTGAGGGATATAATTTCCGGGGGGCGTGCTTTGATGCTGGCTGGACTGTAAGGCAGTGTCTTATCTGGAACAAAAACAGCATGGTGATGGGACGGCAAGACTACCAATGGAAGCACGAGCCGTGCCTGTATGGCTGGAAAGAAGGAGCTGGGCATCTGTGGGCTTCAGACAGAAAGCAGACAACAGTAATCAATTTTGACAAGCCCACACGAAATGACATGCACCCGACCATGAAGCCGATCCCGTTGTTTGATTACCAGATCAAGAATAATACAAAGGGTGGGGATGTAGTCTTAGACTTGTTCGGCGGATCAGGGACAACCATTATGGCATGCGAACAGAATGGAAGGCGCGGCTATTCTATGGAATACGACCCACGGTATGTGGATGTTATTGTCGACAGATGGGAAAAGTTTACAGGGGCAAAAGCTGTTTTATTAAATAAATAATGTTTTTGCATAGCAGAATAACCCGGGAGGAGAAATGGAAGCAATAGGAAGAGTGTATATATTAGATGATCTTGGAAGAATAAGAATTCCAAGGTATGTACGGAGAAGGTTGAACATCCAAGAATCAGATCCGTTACAAATTTTTATTGGGGATAACAATGAGATCATCTTAAAAAAATGTCAGGCAGAAGATGAGCATTTAACTGAAAACAAACAATAAATAAAAAAGAGGTAGTATATATGTCTGATAATGCAAACAAGGGCGGACGGAAAAGAATACCAATTGATCAAAAAGTATTCGAGAACTTATGTTCGATTCAATGCACACTTGCGGAGATTGCGGCAGTTATCGGATGCAGCGAGGACACGATTGAAAGATGGTGCGTGAGGACGTACAAAGAGGGATTTGCGGAGACTTATAAAAAAAAGAGCCAGAAGGGCAAAGCAAGCCTGCGGAGACTCCAGTTCAAGCACGCAGAGACGAATCCGACAATGGCTATTTGGTTAGGCAAGCAGTTGTTAGGGCAGCGAGACCAGATGGAGGTTGAGGCATCCGGAAAGGTTACGATCGTTGACGATATTCCGGACGCGGCGACAGAAAAGTAGGGAGACTAAATGGCAGAACGGCAGGGAGCACGGATAGGGCTTACAGATTTAATTGCTCCGGCTTTTTACAAAGTACATAAGGATATAAAGGCAGGGCGGCACGAGTACTACAACCTTTACGGAGGAAGAGGCTCGACAAAGTCCTCTTTTGTGTCTGTAGAGATCGTACTTGGCATGATGCAAGACCCGGCAGCAAACGCGGTAGTATTCCACAAGTTCTCCGCAATGCTGCGAGATTCTGTTTATAACCAGATCCAATGGGCGGTAGATGCGCTGGGCGTGTCTGGTTACTGGCGCAGCAATGTAAACCCGATGCAATTTACCTACCTGCCGACAGGGCAAAAGATCATATTTCGCGGTCTGGATAAGGCACAAAAGACAAAATCCATCAAGGCAGCTACAGGATTTTTTAAATATCTCTGGTTCGAGGAACTGGATATCTTCAAGGGTCCAGAAGAAATCCGAATGGCGGAGCAGTCTGTTCTGAGAGGCGGGCATGGGTATGTCGTGTTTAAGACGTTTAATCCGCCGATCAATCGGAACAACTGGGCAAACGAATATGTGCAAATTGAGGATGGTCGGGCATACAACCACAAAAGCGATTACAGGAGCGTGCCGCGGGAGTGGCTAGGAGATGAATTTTTTGACAGTGCCGAGCATTTAATGCTCACAAATCCGAGAGCATACGAGCATGAGTATCTAGGGAACGCAGTTGGGACAGGTGGAAACGTATTTGAGCTTCTGGAGCTGCGCGAAATTACCGATGACGAAATAGCCCGGATGGATGTGATTTATCAGGGGACTGACTTTGGTTGGTACCCAGATGCGTATGCGTTTGTCCGATGCTATTATGACGCGGACAGCGAGACGATTTATTTTATTGACGAGCATTATGTCAATAAAGAATCGAACGAGATAACGGGTAACTGGATCAAAGAAAAAGGTTATACGGATTATCATATAACTTGCGATAGTGCCGAACCGAAATCTATAAACGATTACCGGAGCATGGGACTTCCGGCGCGGCCGGCGATAAAAGGGCCAGGTAGCGTCGAATATGGAATGAAGTGGCTTATGCGGCGAAAGATCGTTATAGACAAACGCAGGACACCGAATGTATACCGAGAATTTACAGAATACGAATACGACCGGGACAAGGACGGCAACATCATCAGCGGCTATCCGGATGCAAACAACCATTCGATCGATGCGACACGTTATGCATTTGAACCTAAATTTAACCGCAGAGGGAACACAGCTTAATATACATCAAGCGGAAAAATGCCGGGAATATGGCAAATACACGGCACAGGGGTATTGCAAAGATGGGAATTATACAGACAGTCAAAAGGTGGTTTAATATGATATTTAAAAAGCAGGCTGAGAAAGATTTCAGGGTAAAGGATACCACGTCTGCGCAGATGATGGCAAAGGTTGCAGAGTGTGCCAACATCTACCGTGGTGCGCCGTACTGGTTAGACGCAGATAATCGAATAAAGACTATCAATTTTGCAAAGGCGGTATGCTCCGAGACGGCGCGGCTCGTCACGCTGGGGATTAAAATCCAGGTTGACGGCGGCGCACGCGGGGCGTGGTTGCAGGAGCAGATTGATAAAGCCTATTATAGCATGCGTCATTGGGTAGAGTATGGCTGTGCTTATGGCACGATCATTGTAAAGCCTAATGGCGGCGGGCTTGATATGTTTACCCCTCTGGACTTTTTCGTGACGGAGCAGGACGATAACGGGAATATAACGGGCGTTGTGTTTAAAGACAGCTATGCGGCTAACGAAAAGTTTTATACACGCTTGGAGTATCATAGGTTTGTCGAGACGAGGACGGAGGCGGGCGTGATATACCCGTATGTGATATCCAACAGGGCATATGTATCAAAGAGCAGCGAATCCCTCGGCGATCCTATCCCGCTGGAGCAGACAAAGTGGGCTGATCTGCTGGAGGAAACGCCGCCGATTCTCAAGGGCGGGAACGAAAGACTTGATTCCCCCATGTACGGAGTGTTCCGCACCCCTGCTGCAAACAACATAGATCTTTCCTCTCCGCTGGGAATGCCGATATACGCAGAAGCCATCGAAGAAATGAAAGACCTGGACATCGCATACAGCCGGAACGCCGGTGAGATATATGACAGCGAGAAGATCATCCTTGCAGATGACAGGCTGATGTTTGACAGCGGGACGAACCTTAACGGGCGCATCCCAGACGTTAAGCTTCCGCATTATGTAAAAAACGTGTTCGGCAACAGCCCGGAAGAGTTTTACCAGGAGATTACGCCGCAGCTCAATACAGCCACACGCCTTGACGGAATCAATGCTCTCCTGTCCCAGATAGGGTATAAATGCGGGTTCTCGAACGGCTATTTTGTCTTTAACGAAGCGAGCGGCATCCAAACGGCGACAGGCGTGGAAGCGGAGCAGCAGCGAACCATCCAGTTTATCAAGGATGTGCGAGACAAGCTGGAAAGTTGCCTGAACGATGCTATCTATGCCATGTCGGTGTATGCAGATCTGTATGCGCTTGCCCCTGTCGGGGTTTATGAGGTTGTGTACGATTTTGGCGATATTACGTACAACCGCGAAGAGGATCGGGCACGCTGGTGGAGCTATGTTGTGCAGGGCAAGGTGCCCGCGTGGATGTATTTTGCCAAATTCGAGGGCATGACAAAGGAAGATGCGAAGGCAATGGTGACGGAAGCGCAGCCGAAGGAAACGGGGCTGTTCGGGGAGGAATAAGATGGAGCCGATAACCAGAGAAGAGTATTATCTTGCAAAGATTGCAGGGACATATGAGGGAAACACGCCGGAACCAGTGACAATTGAAGAATACTACCTTGCGACTATGGCAGGGGATTATTCCGGCAATACCCCGCAGCCCGTCACGAGATTGCAGTATTACATGGCAAAGGTAGCAGGAGTATGGGGCGGAAGCATCCCTGCGCCTGTGACACGATTAGAATATTACTGGGCGGCGATTGCCAGCGGAGAGGGGAAAGTCTTTCCGCCTGTGACACGAGAGGAGCATTTCTTGGTGCTGGTAGCCGATGCGTACAGCGTTGTGCTCACGGTCGTTACCGGCAACCCCGCCCTCTTGGAAAATTCAAAGGGGAATCGTGGGCTGGAATCCCTTACCCTCTACGGCAAATCAACGCAGGTGAGCACGACTGGGGCGCAGTTAATATCATTAAACGATTCTTATGGAGTAACAACAGTAAACGGAGTAACAAAAACCCCAATTGGAATTTCGGCATGGAAACTAGAATGAATCTCCAAAGAGGATGCAATAATTTATCCTTATTCTTCGCTGACTTTTCTTAGTCTATCTAAAGGAGATTATGTATTTTCTGTATTTGGTACTTCAAAAGCAAAAGCAAGATATACAATTATTGGGAGAGGATCATCGGGATATATTCAAACTGGATACAGCCAGAAAATATCAATACAAGAGGACATAAAATTAACTTTCAATTTTCTGATTGAAAATGGAGTAGAATCGAATGGAATTTTAATGATTATGCTGAACTCCGGATCCACTTCTCTCCCTTGGGAACCTTACACCGGCGGCAAGCCCTCCCCGTCACCGGAGTATCCGCAGGAAATTGAAAGCGTAGGGGATGCTGGGGAAATTAGCGTGGAGGTGTGTGGGAAAAATTTGATTGCCGGGCGAAAGTTTTACGGCAATTATTCTAATGGTATAGCTTATATAATTAAATTGGATGGTGACGTTGTTTTTCCATACAAGCCATCATATGCAACATATGGAATTTGCTACGCAATCAATGCCTTAGCTGGTAAAAAATACACTTTTTCAGGTTATAACCTTAACGATAATGCATCACTTAGAATTGCTGAATATGCAAATCTGAATGATGCTTTGGATTTTGCAAATGTAATTGGTTATAAATTCGGAGGTCGCGCCGATACTTTTGTTACTTATACTGCGAAGGAAAATGGAGTAATAATTTGTTTAATTTCTGGCATTTGGGGCTCTAATAATGATCTGATTCATATTTGCACAGAATCGGAACTACTTCAAATCGAACTGGGATCCACGGCGACTTCCTACGAACCCTACAAGCCAGCCCAGACGCTCATCGTTCCAACACCAAACGGTCTACCTGGCATCCCCGTATCCTCCGGCGGCAATTATACGGACGAGAAAGGTCAGCAGTGGGTAGCGGACGAGATTGACCTTGCGAAGGGCGAGAGGGTGCAGCGGATTGGCAAAACTGTGGTGGATGGGGAAAAGGTGAAGTTTGTTGCTAGTTCAAATTCTGTTTATTGGAATCTGCCATTCAAAACATCACCGGGAATCATCTCGGGATCCCCATGTACATCAAGGTATTTTGCGGATGGAAAATTTTGGGCAAATAATTCGTATGATTTCGTTTGGACAACACCGGGAAAAATGAAACCGTATTTTGACACATCAGAGGAATTAAACGCTTTCTGCGTGCAGAAAAATTCCGAAGGAAATCCGCTTACAATCTACTATTGCATAGAAACTCCAATCCGCACACCGCTCTCGCCAGAAACAATCGCCGCTTATAAGGCATTGCGAACCTACAGCCCAACAACGACCGTGATAAACGATGCGGACGCGTGGATGAGCGTGGGATACGCAAAGATGAAATAAGGGTACGCCATAAAATGCGGGAGGTGGTAGAATGGAACTGGATACGAAAGTTGGGGACGTGGAGATTAAGCTCGATACGTCCCGCATAGACGATAATCTGCTGGAAGCCCAGAAGCTTTTGAATATGCAGGTAGTGGCGGACAGCGCCCCCTTCGTTCCATTCCGGCAGGGTGCACTAAGAAACAGTGTAAGATATCCAGACGGGGTATACGGCGGCATCGTTGAGTATGACACGCCATATGCTCATTATTTGTACAAGGGCGTTGTGTACGGTCCGAATATCCCGCTTAAAGACGCAGAGGGGAACATCATAGGGTGGACATCCCCTCCCAGCAAAAGCCCGACGCAGAGACGAATTAAATATCACGAGCCGGGAACAACGTCTGAATGGTTCGAGGAAGCCAAAAGGCGGCATAAAGACGACTGGCTGAATCTTGTGAGAAAAACGGTGGGGAAAGAGTGATGCTGAGACCAGAGTATTTTGAAGGGAAAGCTGACCGGATATTAGAACTCTATGAACGGCTGGAAAACTTTATCCTGCGGGATATCGCCAGAAGGATTTTAAAATCCGGGAAAATCACAGCCACGGCGGACAGGTTGCTGTACAGGCTGGAGCAGTTGGGGGAAAGCCGGGATGAGATACAGCGGCGTATCATGGAACTGACAGACCTGAGCGAAAAAGAACTGCGGAAGCTCCTGCGTGGTGCCGTGCTGACATCGTGGGAAGATGATGCGGTTACACTGTCAGAAATGGGTATCGCGGCGCAGTCTCCGCTTGAAAATGCACGATATATGGCTGTTATTGAAGCAGAGTACATAAAAAGCCGGGCGGAGTTGAAGAACCTCACAAGGACGACGCTGGAACAAAGCCAAAAAGACCTTGTGTCGCTGCTCGACGAAGCCGATGTAAGGGTAGCAAGCGGAGTGCAAAGCTATCCCGCAGCCATAGCGGATGTGCTGGATGCGTATGCGGGACGCGGCGTTATGGTGGATTACCCGACAGGGACGCGAAGGACGCTGGAATCTGCGGTACGATGCTGTGTAGTGACGTCAATGAACCAGACAGCGGCGCAGCTTACAAACAGGTATATCGTGGACAGCGGAACAGAGTATGTGTTAACCTCGGCGCACCTCGGGGCAAGAGTAAGGCGCGACGGGCAGCCCTTGCTTGCAGATCATGACGAATGGCAGGGCCGTGTATTTAAAATTGACGGAAGCGAGCCTGGATATCCGAACCTGCTGGAATCGACGGGGTATGATATTGATCTAACCACGGGAGAAGGCAGGGTTGTGGATATGAGAGGGATGCATGGCTATAACTGTCGTCACGGGCATATGCTGTTTGACAAGCGGATGCGGAATCCGTGGAGGGACGCAGAAGGAAATCTGCTGGATGGAAGCGGAAATAAAATTACCGATGCTGAGAATCTAAAACGGTATGAGGACAGCCAGAAGCAGCGAGCTATGGAGCGCGGAATCCGAAAGACGAAACGACAGTTGATAGTAAAACAGGAAGAGCTTGCATGGGCGTCCGGCGCGGAACGGGAAAAGCTTCAGCGGGAATATGACAAGCTGGCTTACAGATTGCAGGGACAGAACAGGGCTTACAATCAATATTGCGAAGAGCATGGATTGCAGCCGCAGTATGATCGGAATACATTGGCGGGATTTGGATACCCGCAGCAAAAGGCAGCGAATAAAGGGGCAAAAAGATATGCGGAGAATGGAAGTGTATAAAAGCGATGGGTGAAATGATGAACCGATTTGAATATTACAATCCAAACCCCTCAAAAGGGCAAAGAGTAGGGGATTGCACTGTGCGCGCATTGTGCAAGGCTTTAGGGCAAGATTGGGATACAGTTTATGTTGGGTTATCCGTGTATGGGTTTTCGTTGTCTGACATGCCAAGTGCTAATAGAGTCTGGGGTGCGTATCTGCGTGAGAATGGTTTCCGGCGGTATATCGTAGACGACCACGGACAGCATGTTTACACGGTAGACGATTTTTGCCGAGATCATCCAACGGGGACGTATGTGCTCGGGATAGACGGCCATGTGGTGTGCGTCAAAGATGGACATTACTGGGACACATGGGACAGCGGCCAGGAGATACCGATATACTATTGGGAGAAATAAGGAGATAGGCACTATGGAAACGATACAGGCTATTCTTGCTGTGTGCGGCGGCATTTCGGTGATAGGGGGCGCTGTGGCTGTGATACATAAATGGATATCCCCCGCGATTAAGCTCACCACGCGGGTAAAAGTCCTTGAAGAGCATGACAAGCGAGACTTTGAAACGATGCATGAGATTAGGGAGCGGGACAGCCTAATCATGGAGACATTGGTAACGATGCTTAACAGCCAGATATCAGGGAACAATGTTGAGCAGTTAAAAGAAACGAGGGGAAAGCTTATATCTTATCTGGCGCGGACGCAATAAGGGGAGTAATCTTGAAGGTATACGATTTTACAGTGTTTGAATTGGATTTTTTTCGCAAATACTGCAATTTTACACCTGAGGAACGGCGGCTTTTTGAATTACGGGCGCAGAATATTCCGCTGGAAAGATGTGCGGAGATGATGAACGTGAGTGTGTCCACCGTGAAAAGAATGAGCCAGCGAATAAACAAAAAGATAATACGGGTATGTTGATTTGATACTTTTGTAAGCCTTTGATGGACTGTCAGAGGCTTATTTTTTATGCCATAATTTAGCTATAGAAAGTCATTGAATTAGTCATAGGAGGCGCAGGCATGGCATTACCATATCAAGGATACGGCTATAACCCGTATCAGTATGGACAAGTAAATCCGCTACAGCCGCAGATGGACAGGCTGGCGCAGATGCAGGCTCAGTATCAGCAGCCACAGCAGATGCAGCAGGTAAATCAGGGGATCCTGTGGGTGCAGGGCGAGGCTGGAGCTAAATCTTATCTTGTCGCTCCAAATACAAGCGTCCTTTTGATGGACTCCGAAAACTCTAATTTTTATATAAAGACTACCGATGCCGCCGGGATGCCGACGCTCCGCACCTTTGCTTACAAAGAGGTCACGGTGGGCGCGAAAGAGCCACAGAAACAGGAGGAAGTGAACTTAGACGATAAATACGTTACTCGGAAAGAATACGACGATTTGAGAAGCAAATATGAAGAATTATATAGTTATCTCGAAACGGCAACAAAGCCGGAAGGAGGCAGACATGGCGAATCCCTTGTTTGAGGCCCTGAATGGTAATAGAATGGCCGGAATGCTGGAACAGTTCCAGCAATTCCGAAAAGAGATGGAGGGCAGAAATCCGAATGAAGAGATTAACAGGCTGTTGCAGTCTGGCAAAATAAACCAGCAACAGTTAAATCAAGCCCAGCAGATGGCGCAGCAGATGCAGGGTATGTTTAAAGGCTTTTTTAAATAGTACACAACCGGGTGCACACGGTTTTGTAAATACATTATCGAAGGAGATAATTACTATGACAGACGGTTTAACCGCTTCTGATGTTGCCGTATTAACCGGCGGCACAGGAAAAAATGACGGCTTCGGCGGAGATTGGGGTGCATGGATTATCCTTTTCCTGATTTTCGGTATGTTTGGCTGGGGCGGCTTCGGCGGCTGGGGCGGAAATGGTGGAGGAGCAAATTCTCCTGCATTTCAGGGTTATGCAACCCGTGCCGATATCGACGCAGCGCTGTCCACGCAGGGAATCGAAAACGGGATCCAGGACCTTTCCGGCCAGCTTTGCAACGGCCTTGCTGGCGTAAACGCCAACCTGTCAAATCTGGGTTATCAGATGCAGCAATGCTGCTGCGATACCCGTGAGGCTATTGCTGGCGTAAACTACAACATGGCAGCCCAGACAAACATCCTACAGAATACCGTAAACAACGGATTCCGCGATGTAATTGACGCGCAGAACGCCGGGACACAGCGCATCATCGACCTGTTTACACAGGACAAGATACAGTCTTTGCAGACCGAGTTACAGTCCGCACAGCTCCAGCTGTCTAACAACGCACAGACAAACAGCATCTTAAATGCTTTGAGACCTACACCCGTTCCGTCTTATCCGGTCATGTCCCCGTACACGTCCATCGTAAACCCGACAGGCTTTAGCTTTGGCGCCGGATGTGGCTACGGAGGCAACACGGGATGCGGATGTTAAAACTTCAGACGGAGTATCTTCGTGGCATTATTTTGCCATGATGTTCGGCTGATGCCGTTATTCACAAAAAGGGGCAGGCTGAGAACGTCTGCCCCTTTTGAAATGAAGGGAGAATAAAATGATTGAGTTAGTAAACACAACGCCGGTCACGGTCCCAGTAGGGCAGTCCATCCCGTTTTCGGCAGTGGCAACAAAGGGCGGATGCGCAGAAAGACACAGGGCTGGAAGCGCGCAGATAACGCTTGTAAAGCCCGGTAGATATCTGATCACATTTTCCGGGAACGTCGCAGTACCGACTGAGGAAACGGTAGGAGAAGTGGCGCTGGGAATTGCCAGAGATGGGGAAATTCTCGGCGGCACGGTGATGCGTGCCACCCCTGCGGCAGTAGAGCAGTATTTTAACACATCGTCCCAGACATACGTCGATGTGTTCTGTGGATGCTGTGAAAACGTTTCCATCAAAAACGCAGGGACAATTCCTGTGTTAGTAGACAATCCGAACATAACAGCTGTTCGGGTTTGCGGTTAAGGAGGGCAGACCATGAGTTACAAATTGATGCAGAATATCCGGGAAGAGCTGGATAAAATCGCGGAAAAAGGTCTGAACACAGGCAATCTTGAGACCGCATACAAATTGATAGACATGTTGAAAGACATGGAAAATGTGGAATACTGGAAGTGCAAAGAGGGCTATTATAACGCCGTTCTCGACGAAATGGAAGGCGGATATAGCCAGGCAGGAGACCACAGCGAGAGGCGGAAACGCGACAGCCGTGGGAGATACAGCAGGGATGATGGAATGAGCATGACGGCCTATGACGATGGATCATCCTATGCGCGACGTGGGGAGCACTATGTAAAGGGGCACTATAGCCGTGGAAACGGAAACAATGACCCTTATGATGATTACATGGAAAACAAGCAGTCTTATCGCAACGGCAAGTCTGAGGATTGCAAGCGGCGTATGCTGGCCGCTCTGGAAGAGCATATGGATGCACTGACGGAAGAGCTGGGAGATCTGTCAAAAGATGCAGACTGCCGAGAAGAGAGGGAGACCATTTCGCGGTATATCGAAAAATTACGAAAGATGATGTGAGTAAAGGCGGCGAGGAAACTTGCCGCTTTTGCTTTAAACATGGGTACGCCATAGTTTTTTTTGTTTGGTAAAATGTATTAAAGGCTATGGAAAGGAATGATCATTATGGAGATCAAAAGGGTATACTGTCCTGTCTGTAATAATAAAACGCGGTCAGCATTCCGCAAGGATACGACAGCGCATAATCTTCCGGTGTTTTGCCCGAAATGTAAAACGACCAGCCTCGTGAATATTGAAAACGGAAAGGCAGAGCCTATCGTCCGTTAAGTGCCAGACGCCAGACGCAGAGCCAGTGATTTGTAAGGATTTCTTACAGATTGCTGGCTCTTTTTTGTATTTGTATTTCCTCCTTTACAGCACACAGCCTTGCGGGAAGGTTGAAAATGCGGTTCGACTCCGTCTGTGTGCAATCCTGTAAATCGTAATTGCAGGAAAATCCATCCCATCTTTCTTTGTTTTTGCCACCGTGCATGGAAGCAGCCGGGTTCAAGCCCCGGCGCACGGTATAGGTGCATTGTTTAGACAGCGCCGATCATTACGCTTTTCGCCCGGTCCGCTACCCCGGGCGCTTTGTGGGATAGCTCAGGAGGTAGAGCAGCGGCCTTATAAGCCGTGTGTCATGGGTTCAATTCCCATCCCCACAACTACCCCGCCCGTGGTTTATCGGGCTTAATCCATACCGCTGACGGGCGGTTAATCAATCACGTTTAGGAGGATAAAGATGCAGAATATTGAAGCAATTTTGACAGAGCTGGGAATTGAGGTCTCGGCGGACAAAAAGGAAAGCCTTACGAAAAAGGTGGCGGAAAATTACGTCACGAAAGCTGAACATGAAAAGAAGCTGGGAAAGGCTGAGACTGACCGGGACACGTGGAAAGAAAAAGCTGAGACGGCAGAAAGCACCCTGAAAGGCTTCGAGGGCGTTGACCTTGAAACAATGCAGAAGGATTTGGCTGATTGGAAGAAAAAGGCCGAGGATGCCGAGAAAAACGCACAGGCGCAGCTGTATGAGAGAGATTTCACGGACGCTCTGAAAACGGAGTTTGAAGGAATTAAATTCTCGAGCGAAGCGGCAAAGCGCGCAATTATGGCAGAAGTCAAGGAGGCCGGATTAAAACTGAAAGACGGGAAAATCCTCGGACTGAATGACCTCATAACCCAGATGAAGGAAAAGGACGCTTCGGCATTTGTTGACGATGAGCAGCAGAAAGCACAGCAGAATCAGGCACGCTTTACACAGCCGACAAACAAGCAGGGGCAGGGCGGCGCGCTGACGAAAGACCAGATTATGAGCATCAAGGATGCTTCTGAGCGTCAGGCTGCAATTGCTGCGAACATGAGTTTATTTAATTAAAGCAGGAGGGCAATTATGGCGGCAAAGGCCAATATAATCGGAACAACAGATATACAGGTAACAGCCAGAGAGCTGGACTTTGTTACGCGTTTTGAACGCAACTGGCAGCATCTGCGGGAAATCTTGGGGATTATGCGCCCCATCAAGAAGCAGCCCGGCGCAGTGCTGAAAAGTAAATACGCGGAGGGGACGCTCGAGGATGGTGCAGTAGGCGAAGGCGAGGATATCCCGTATAGCAAATTTACCGTAAAGGAAAAGAAGTATCAGGAAATGACCATCGAGAAGTACGCGAAGGCCGTTTCGATTGAAGCAATCAAAGACCACGGTTATGACAACGCTGTCCAGATGACTGACGACGAGTTCCTCTATCAGCTTCAGGCGGGCGTGACAAAGAAGTTTTACGACTATCTGAAAACCGGAACGCTCACGTCCGAGGAAACAACCTTCCAGATGGCGCTTGCGATGGCAAAGGGCAAGGTTGAGAACAAGTTTAAGCAGATGCACCGGAACATCACCGGGGTTGTCGGCTTTGTGAACATCCTTGATGTGTACAAGTATCTCGGAGCAGCGAACATCACCATCCAGAATCAGTTCGGCTTCCAGTACCTGAAGGATTTTATGGGGTTCAATACAATTTTCCTCCTTTCTGACAGCGAGATCCCGGCTGATACGGTAATCGCTACACCGGTGGAAAACATCGCTATGTATTACATCGACCCCAACGACAGCGATTTTGCAAAAGCCGGCCTTGTGTACACCACCAGTGGCGAGACCAATCTGATCGGTTTCCACACACAGGGCAACTACAACACCGCCGTGTCTGAGGCGTTTGCGATCACCGGCCTTGTGCTGTTTGCGGAATACCTGGATGGTATCGCGAAAATCACCGTAAATGCGGGGGGTTGATGGCCGCCAGTACACCCCTGAATACTGACGGCGAACCGCTTTCCGGGGAAACAAAACGGAAGAGTAAGAGATAAGGAGGACGACGGGATGGCATACACCACATTTACATTTTATGAGCAGACCTATCACGGGAATGTCGTCCCGGCGGAGGAATTTGACCGTATCGCAGACCGTGCCAGTGACTTTTTGGACACAATAACCTTTGACCGATTGGCTGACGGCTTACCGTCTGATGAAAGGGCGGCGACAAAGGTACAGAAGGCCGTGTGCGCGGTCTGTGACAAATTATATCAACTGGAGCTGGCAGAGAAGAAAGCGCTGTATTCCGCTGGGGGGACATCTTCCGGCGGGGCTGGCGGTGTTACTTCGGGAGTAATTACTTCCAAGTCTGCCGGTTCTGAATCAGTTTCCTACGCCTCCCCGTCTGAAATGGCAAACGGCGCAAAGGCATGGAGCGCGGTCTACCAGGCGGCCGGGGATGCACAGGAGACGAACAAGCTTCTGGCAGATGCGGCAATGCTTTATCTAGCAGGAGTGAAAAATGATGATGGCGTACCGTTGTTGTACGCAGGAATAAGGTAGAAATGGGTAACAATAAATTTTTAGCTTTATGCAAAAAGATTGTGGTTAAACAGGAGGATTAACTCATGGACATTACGACATTAGGAACTTGTGTGGCCATCGTGGCTATCTGCTATGTTATCGGTCTGGGCTGTAAGGCGGCGCAGAAAATCCCGGATGAGTGGATTCCGGTCATTATGGCGGTATGCGGCGGCCTTCTGGGTGCGCTGGGAATGAACATCATGCCGGACTTCCCGGCGACGGACTATATCAATGCTGCGGCGGTGGGCATGGTGTCCGGGCTGGCGGCCACAGGAGTAAACCAGGTATACAAGCAGGCAAAGAAAGCGTGATTTTATGGGCGGACGTGGCGGAAGTAGTGTGTTAAGTAACGAGAAGCCGGTTTCTAAGCTTATTGCGAAGGTGTACTTTAATTCTTCAAAGAAAAGCGACGCTTTAAGAGGGAGCGGAACTGTTAAAAAAGACAGTAAACTCGAGAAGGTCATTAATTCAGAAAACACTAGCTACTTTAAGTCAATCAAGACAAAGAGCGAAGCAGTAAAGACAATGAATTATATAAATGACAGATTAAGTGAGAGTAAAAGGAAAATCGCAAAACTTGGAAGTGCAGAGGCGTTATTTAAAAATCAAAGGCTTGCTATAGAGCATCGAAAATTAGTCAATGCCAGTACAGCCATGAGAGATGAAATGCACAAATTTTCAAAGGCATCTGAAAAAGGCGATACAAGTGCTTTGCACGATACAAGCCGTACTACCACCACTTATGACAGAGCCAGAAAGCGCAGAATGAAAAACTTTGATTCATGGTTCTTTGGAAGCGGAAAGAAGTAATCTATGGCAAACCGAGAGACAAGTATAGCTTACGAAAATCTGAACCGCCGCATCTTCTCTGGCGTCGGCGAATACGGTATACCACAGATAAAACCTGAGACATTCGAGGGTAACTGCGAATTTGTCGGTTTTAATTATGCCAGAGGAAAATGCAATAATCCAGAAGAGAAAGCTGTTCATTTCTTCTTAGATGATTACCAATTTGACGCACTATGGAGAAATCCAGACAGGTACGTGGACAAACTGAGCAAATTCCGGTACATTCTGACACCGGATTTCAGCACCTACACCGATTTTCCGAAAGCTATCCAGATATACAACCATTATCGCAAGCACTGGATAGGTGCATATCTGCAAGAATATGGTTGCCGTGTGATTCCAACAATCTCATGGAGCACACCGGATTCTTATGACTGGTGTTTCGATGGGGAGCCAGAGGGTGGAACGGTGGCGGTATCTTCTGTTGGCTGCATGAACAGCAAGGAAAAAAAGGCGCTGTTTTTGGCAGGGTATGAAGAAATGGTGAGGCGGTTGCAGCCGGAGACGATCATCTTTTACGGTTCTGTGCCAGAGGAATGCATGGGAAATATCGTGAGAATCCGGGCGTTTACGGATAAATTTAACGAAGCTCTTTGTGAAATGAGGGATACCGATGAATGATGCGATAGTGACAATATTCAATTTTTACGAATCCAGCACCGCCGCCATCTGGTATCCTCATGTGCTTTCCGGCGTGCATCTGGAGACTGACCGGGGGCAGATCATGAAACTGTACGGGACAGACAGCACAGATAACGCACAGTTACATATCCCGTTCGGGGTTAAGAACGGGAGAAAAATTATTGTTGATACCGTCGGAAAAGAATTGCCGTGGCTTCCGCCGAAGGAATGGAACAGACAGGTAAATGATCTGTTGCCAGACAGCATTACATTTAATCCGTCTACAGACTTTTTCATGGTAGGAGCATGGGACGGTGCCGTACTCGTGAACGATGCAGATTATACAGACAGGCGATATGAAGGGTTTTATGCGTTTATGAATGCCGAAAAAGATTTTGTTTACCTGATATCGTCAGTGGGAGGACCGTATACGGTAATCCCGCATTTTGAAATCTTAGGGAAGTAGGTGGTGAAGGTGGCTGAACCTATCGGGAATGATGCTACTGGATATGATGTTCTGACGGCGGCGATGAAGTCGCTGCTTAACCAGTTTCCGGGGCTGTATCCAGATGAAGCAATTAAATTTGAAGAGCTTGGGGCGGAGGATGGCATTGCGTTTTCCAATGATTCCGGAGCGCTGGTATATACAGAAAAAGAAGATATACTCGGGCGGATATATCAGGAATGCCGGTATCCCTGCTTTGTAGTGTACCGTTCGACCACGGGAGCAAGGGAACGACAGAAAATTACTATTCTTGAATTTCTGGATACGCTGGGGCGCTGGCTTTGCCACGAACCCTCCGGGATTGAGGGGAAAGAGTACGAAAAAGCGATATATCCCGATTTGACCGCAGGGCGGAAAGTTGAGCGGGTAACACGCGGAAACGCATATGGGACACAACCACAGGAGAATGGCGTGCAGGACTGGGTTCTACCGGTTACGGTTTTTTATAAAAATGTTATCGAACCTGAATTTTAAGAAAGGAAGAAAACGATGAAAAGACATTTGTTGAGACATTTTGTCGATGTAAAAATGGACACGTCCGCTGAGGGGACAGCGGCAGACTACCGGCTTCTGGGAACGGGTATTACCTCTTTAACAGAGGAAATGAACCCTGAAACGGAGACGGTGCAGTACATCAACCAGGAAAACGGATCTACGGACCTTAAATCCTATACGCCGTCCATCGAAGTTGAAAGACAGAACGTAGACGAAGAGGACACGGAGCTCACGGACTGGTTTAACAAGATGATAGACACGCTGCCCGTCGGAGGGGACGCCATTACATCCTATGTCCGCGTAAGAGTTTCCGGCGCTGGTCCTTCATATCCGGCAGTCCGCCGCCGTTGCGTTGTGAGTGTAGGCGGCACGGGCGGCGATGCTGGGTCTAACGTAACGGACACACTGACGCTGGGCGGCAGAGGTGACGGAGAAGCCGGAACGTTTAACGTAACCACAAGAAAATTCACGGCGACGCCCGCGTCTGACAGGGCTTTAACGGAGTAAGGAGGACAAGATGGGAGCAGCAAGCTTACGAGTAGACAGTGGCGTCAAACGAATTGAGGTAAACGATAACGGCGATTATATTGCGGTCAACATCTCTGACAACAGTTTTTTTAAGCGTTTTGACGATTTTGTGGCATGGCTGAATGCAAAAAACGAGGAAGCCGATAGGATTGCTAATGATTCTTCCGGTGATTTCACGGAACGCTTCGGAGCGTATGACGCTTTATGTAAGGAGGCCTGCGCTGAGTTGGATTCTCTGTTTGGGAGCGGGTGTTGCAAAAAGGTGTTTCCTGACGTGGAATCCCCTGGAATGGAGCTTATCGCGGACTTTTTAGACCAGATTATACCGATTCTTCAGGGCTTCGCCACCGAACGAAATCAGAAAATCACAAGCAAATACAGCCCGAACAGGAAAGGGGCGCGAAGCAATTAAATGTGGAATGTGCTTCTTGATAAATTCCCAACAGAATATGAGGGATTTCGCATAGATGGATCCTTCCAGACAGGGATCCAGATTTCACAGGCTTTGCAAGACCCCGGTCTGACCGACGATGAGAGGTTGGCTGTAGCGCTGGGGCTGCTGTATCCGTCAGAGGATGGGGACAGCAGCCCTTCTTCTTTCCCCGATTTAGAAACTGCCGTAGATGGTCTTAGGTGGTTCCTGAGCGGATGGTATACCGACAACCGCCCGAAGAATGAGGATAAAGTTCCGGTAACGGATTTTGACATAGATCAGTGGCGCATCTATTCAGCGTTTCTGGAAAAGTACGGAATCGACCTGAACCGGTCTGATCTGCATTATTGGGCGTTTATGGGACTGCTGTCAACGCTCGGGGCATGCGCGTACACGAATGTCATATCCATCCGACAGCAGAAGATAGATCCTAAGATGGACACGCGCGCAAAACAGGCATTGATGGAGCAGAAACGCATATTTGCAATAGAGCGGGAAGAGGAACTGACAGAAGAGGAACAGGAAGATGTTGACGCTTTTATGACATGGGTCAAGGCAGGAGGCTGACATGCCGAAATATGATGGTTCGATACGGATAAACACAAAAATTGAAACAAAAGATTTAAACAGCCAGATGATGCGCGTGTCTAATGCCATAAAAAAAGACAGCGCGGCTTTAGATTCTCTCAATCGCAAAATGGAAGAATTTTCGCAAAAGAAAATCCCGACAGAAAAATTTGCAGAATTACAAAGAGAGTTAGAAAAGGCAGAATCCGAGTATTCAAAACTGCAGGCCCGTATGTCACAAAAGGGGGCGGCAACGTCTGAGTATAAAGCTTTACAGAAAGACCTCGTTGCGGCGCAAGGAGAGCTGTCTAAGCTTGTAGCACGTCAGACAGACTGGGAAAACATGGGGGTACCTCAAACCGGCGGCGCATGGGACGTACTAAATGAACAGGTTGCAGCCGCATCCGACCGTGTAGATGATCTGAAAGAAAAGCTTCAGCAGATGGAGAACAGTGGAAAGGCGTATACCCCGAAGGTGGACAAGGCTCAACTGGATGAAGCGGCTCAAAAAGTAGATGAAATCAAGGAAAAAATAAACGCGGAGAAAGCATCCGGTAACGCGTTTGTATCCCCAAAAGATACAGAAGAATTTCAGAAGATGTCTGTAAAGGCGTCACAGCTTGCTGGGAACATAGATGTTTCAAAGCGCAGGCTGGCAGAACTTAACGCGAAGCAGAAGCCCATCAAAAAAGAATTTGACCGGATGAAGAATTCTGCCGATAAAGCATTTAAAACAGCCTCGTCCGGCGCGAAAAAAAGCGCGGGGCTGTTCGGCACTTTTGCATCAAGATTGAAAGGTATCGCATTATCGCTGTTGATATTTAACTGGATTACAAAAGCATTTAATGCGATGGTAGCCGGAATGCAAAAGGGGTTTTCAAACCTTGCAAAGTATTCTGCTCCGTTGGCAAATTCATTTCAGTCTCTAAAAAATTCACTGGCTACACTTGGGAATGCGTTTGCTGCCGCCTTTGCTCCAATTGTCCAGATGGTAATTCCATATCTCAATGCGCTTATAAACGGGATAGCGCGGGCGATAACATATGTGGCGCAGTTTATTGCCATCCTTGGCGGGAAAAGCACTTTCATCCGAGCGAAAAAGATACAGGATTCCTATAACGATTCCCTGAATGGAACAGCAGCGGCGGCAAAAAAGGCAGCCGGAGCTTTGGCAAAGTTTGATGACCTGGATGTGTTGCAAAAGCAGGATGATTCCGGCGGCGGTGGAGGCGGAACGCAGCCGAAAGACATGTTCGAGGAAGTCCCTGTTGATGCAGGAGTGAAGTCTTGGCTTGATGGGATTTTGGAGAATCTGAAACCTATTCTTGACTATGTAAAAGAGTTAAAAGATGCTTTTGCGGAAGGCTTCTGGGATGGCTTGGGTGATTTTGAATACCGCTTAGATATTATCAAAAATGGGCTTCAGCAAATCCGTGATGCATGGATAGAGATATGGTCGGACCCTGCGGTTATAGGGGCTGCTGACAACTTCCTTAAAACTTTTATGTATATGTTGGGTTCCTTTACCGGCTCAATGGCGAGCATAGGGCTTACTCTGGCGGCGGCTTTGATCGGCGGGATTGGGGATTATCTCGAAAACAATACCGACCGGATAAAAAAATTCCTGATATCCGCATTTAACGTGGGGGCAGATATAAACCTTCTTCTGGCTGATTTGTTCCAGAGTATAGCCCATGTATTTGAAGCATTTGCAAGCGAAAGCGGGATCCGCTTTGTATCGGCGCTGATAGGAAGCATTGCGGATGCAGCTATGGGGCTGACTGAACTTGCGCTTAAACTGGGGCGGGACTTTTTACAAATGCTTATTGTACCGTTTACAGAAAATGCTGACGGGTTCAAGACTGCACTGGAGGGGTTATTAGGTGGCGCAGCTACCGTGCTGGAAGGATTTAAGACGGCTGTAGATAAAGCGTTTGATAGCCTGAATGCAATGTACGACGCTCATATAAAGCCATTATTTGATAGTATAACGAGCGGGCTTTCAGAGGTTGTCAATCATTTTTTAACCGCATGGAATACACACATTCAGCCAGTTATCGACAGAATCGGGACTAGAATATCAGAGCTTCTTACGCAGTCTTTTCTGCCGGCTTGGGAAGCTATAATAAGAGGAGTTGGGTTGGTTGCGGATATTTTAAAATCTTTTTGGGAGAGTATTTTGCAACCGATTGTTGACTGGATTATGACCTACGCAGTGCCATTCTTGGTGCAAGGATTAGGGGTGCTGTTAGAGTTTATTATACTTGGAATTAAGACGATTGTTGACGGTTTTACAACCTTTATGACGTTTATAAACGATTGTTTAGAATTTTGGAAAGAGGCGTGGGCGGTTGCTTGGGATACGTTCAACGATTTCTGGAATAAGATAAAAAGTATTATTGACATCATGAAAACTGTATTTCGTCTGTTTGTAAAAGTTGTTAAGCAGCTGATTGATGGAGACTGGAAGGGCGCATGGAATACCGCGCAGGAAATCTTCACGATTTTTAAAACCAAAGTAGAAGGCGTCGTGGATTCTATAAAGGCGTTCTTGTCCGGCTTCTTTACATGGGTTAGCGACATGATTGCAGGCGTTATAGAGGAAATCAAGAACATCGGCAGCGGTATCAAAAACGCATTTACTGGTGGCGGATCATCGAAGCCGCGAACAATGTCCACGCAGCCGTATGCCATAAACGAAAGCTTTGCATCTCGTACCCTGCGGGATATCCCGGCGCTTGCATCTGGCTCGGTAATCCGTGGCGGCAACCCGTTCCTGGCGATTCTGGGCGACCAGCGGGCAGGGCAGACCAACATCGAAGCGCCGATAGGCACAATCAAACAAGCTGTATCGGAGGTAATGGCAGAGAGCGGCGGCGGATTTAGAACGGCGAAAATTGTCTTGCAGGTAAACGGGGTAGATCTGGCGCAAGCTACACTGCAGGATTTCTTATCGGAAGCAAGCAGGCAAGGATATGATCTGGAGGTGATCGGAGGATGATTTTTACACGCGGCATATACATAGATGGGGAGTATTTTAACATCCCCATCGTGTCCATAAAAAGAAACGCGGATTTCCTCGACAAATTCGCCGAAAGAGTTGAAACGGGAGAGCTCCATCGTGAATTGATAGGCGTGTATTTTAACTACACAATGTCGGTCGGGAAGAGCAGCTCGTTCCCGGATGGCGTATATAAACGTTTCTGGGATAAGGTTACAGAGCCCGTCCCATTCCATATTATTTCGCTGCCGTCAGATCCTGGTTATTACGAATACACAGCTTATATATCCAGCGTCTCTGATGAATACGAGAAGATAACACAGGATAGCGCTGATTATAAAGGGTTTACCTGCAAGTTTACGGCGAAAGAACCGGCAAGGAGACCATGATGAAAACAGAATTTTATGTCGAATACAATCTGTATGACACGACTGCTCTGCCTGATGCAAAAGAAAGCACAGAGAGCAATGCTGCTTTTGGGGATATGGGGCTGTTTAAGTCAAAAGGCAGCCCACCAAAATACGCTACACTGGAACATAATTTTTTCGTGTTGGATGGGAGTCTTAGCGAAATGCCAGACACGCCGACGGACATCCCATTTTTTTCGGATGTGCAAGCGGGCGCAGATGGAATTTTCACAAAACAGCCTGTAATCAGAATAGATTTTACCGAAAATCATACCTCTATCGGGCTGACTTTTCATTTTTCGGAAACATTCCCGCTGGAGATGGAAGTGACATGGTACGACCTCGGCGGTACATATAAATCGCAAAAACGTTTCTTTCCGGACAAACTGAATTATTTTGCCGAAAACCAGGTGGAGGAATACGGACGCATTGAAATCCGATTTGTACGTGCCCTACCGTGGTACAATGTAAAGTTAAACTATCTCGAGTATGGCACAACGTTTATCTGGGGGCCGGATGTTATAAAAAGCGCGAAGCTTGTAAATGACACAGACCCTATCAGTAATCAGGTCAAGACGGACAAGCTTACGTTTGACTTTGTTGACCCTGATGATGATTTTAATATTGGCAAAATCGACGGGTTGCACAAAACATTGCAGAAAAAGCAGAGAATGTTACCCTATGAAATCGTTGACGGCGTGAAGATGCCGCTGGGCGTGTTTTTCATGGAATCTAACAGTACCGCAAAAAACGTCACACAAATATCGGCGATTGACTACAAAGGGATGCTTGCTAATGTGGATTTTAAAGACGGGCGGATATACGACGGAGAAACGGCGGGAAGTGTGATCGAAGAGATTATGACAGCGGCAGGGATTGAAGATTATACAGTAGAGGAAGAGGTGGCGAAAACGCCCCTGTATGGCACGCTTAAAATCCAAACCTGTCAAAAAGCTTTACGGGAGGTCTTATTCGCTTGTTCGGCTATTATGAACACGTCCCGCCGATCTGGAATCGAAATACGAAAATCGACCAGAAAAATATCGACAACGATTCCGCGCAGCCGGAAATTTTCCACGACGTTAAAGGCAGATCCTTATGTGTCAGACGTAAGCGTAAAATATAAAACATGGGTGTTGGACGCGGCGGAAAGCGAGATTACGAAAGGCACATACGATCCAGGGATACATACAATTCAGCTCACAAGCCCGGCAGCGAACATGAGCGCATCTGCTGGAAGGATTGTTAAACAAATGCCGTACTATGTTGTGCTGGAAATCGCGGGAAACGCCCGTGCAGAGGTCACGATCATGGGGCACAAATATGTTGGTACAGAGCTGGCTACACTGTCCAGAATCGAGCATATAAAGTCCGGTGAAGTGCGGAACACGAAAACATTTTCCGGAACGCTTTTGAATTACGAAAGCGCACAGAAGGTTGCTGACAATATCCTGGATTATTACCAACTCCAGCAGATCATCCAGACACGTCATTTGTCCGCAGAGGAAAAAGCAGGGGACTGGGCGGAGGTTGAAAATACCTTGAAAATGCACGGAAATTTTGTCGCCTGTATAGAATCCCTTAGTGTTGACCTTACGGGTGGATTTGTGGGTACGGCAAAATGCCGCGGATATTATAAAATAACATCAGAAGAGTATTATTCCGGCGAGCTGTATGCTGATGAGGAGGTAGGGATTTTCTGATGGAATGGGTGTATGACCGAACGCAGGCGGACGTTGAACGGGTAAAGGTTTTGAATGATAAATACGCTGCAGGGACAATCTCCGAAGAAGAAAAAATGGAATGGGCTGCCGGAATGAAGGGAGCGTTGAATGTAGCGGATTTGAACCGGATCGAAAGTAACATCCGTGAGATCGCTGAAACTTTGGCGGTAAGCGTGACGGTGAAGACATGGGGGGCGAATCAGATTCCGCGAGTAAGTGATTTTAAACGGATCTGCGACAACGTGCAGCGGATCCGTGAAGCGTGGAGTGCTTTGAAAGATACCCCTGCCACACCAGACCCGCCGCTGACTACTTATCAAAAATGGAACGCCATAGAACGGATCTTGCACGATGTCAAATATGTCTATGACAGAGTTATGGGCAGTTATTATTATTGCGGCGATGAAATCTACGCCGGGGAAGGAATAGGGATTTTATAATGGCAGAAACGTGGTTTACTCCGAAAGAATGGAAAGCCCGCCTTGTGGAATTTGCAGGACGTCGGCTTCTGAGAAACGTTGCAAACGGAGAATCAACAACGTATGACGTTTCCCGCAGTGAGGGGCAGGTATCGCAGGAGGGCGATGCGTTTAACACTAAAAACATGAACGACCTAGAACAGCGAATCGCAAACGGATTTGCGAATGCAAAGACCAATATTGATTCACTCAACGACAATGGTGCGATCAAAGGCATGGACGCTAGAGAGGACGGGGTTTATATTACATACTCCACTGGTGCTGATACAGTAACAAAAAAATTGGGTAAGACAGATCGGCATGTTATTAAATCAGGGGTTGGAAATGGATCGTTTTCTGTTGCCAGGCAGATATCCGGCTATGAAAAATTGACTGCAGAGGATTTTGCTTTTGTAGTTACAAATGCCACAACATCAAGCTCGCATAGAAATAGCGACTATGGAGGTAGGTTAGCTTATGATCCTGTTGCCACTTGTTCACCTGCCTTGGGATATGATGCATCAACTGGGACTATTACAATTACCGGATGTGCAGGCAATAAGTCTCAAAACGGACCAGCAAACTCTGTTGAGAACCGAGGGGTAGGATTAACCGGCACAGTGTATTTTTACGGGGATATGTAGAAAAAACCTAAAATACTAACAGAAAAGAGGTAAGAATATGAGAAAAATCGTATTTAAATCTGGTAAAGAATTGGAGATTGATGGAATTACCCAAAGCGGGAAATCATTACAAATCTCTATAAAAAGCAGCGATGTGAAAAATATTATAGATATGTTTTCAGATGCTGCAAATACGGCTGTGATGCGATATTATATCGGGCTCGACTTAATATGCGGGTATGCAGGATTCAAAAGATTTGCGGGGATGGAATATACGCCTGACGTGATAGCATCCATCAATTACGAGCAGGAGGACGCAACCACAGAAAGCGGGTTTGTGGAATCCCATGTGGATGTATGTACGGTGCATATGGAAAAAGTTGAAGAAGCAGGGCTGCCGGATGGACTGACTGATAAAGTCACAAAGCTGGAAAACGATGTTTCCAGCATCACGTCCGGCATCAATGAAATCAACGGTATTTTGGAGGACAAATGATATGTTTACGGAAAAAGCGAAAGAAAATCTCCTGGCAATGCTAGAGCAGGCTAAAATCAGCGCTGTGGATAACACGGATGCACAGGCTTTGCTCGTGCCGTCGCTGTACCCTGAATGGGAAGCACTGAAGGACGGAACACATCTGACAAAAGGGCAGCGGTGCACTTATAATAAAGTGCTGTACAATGTCCTGTCTGACCACGATAAACAGGAGCAGTGGACCCCGGAAGCGGCACCGTCCCTGTTTGCAAAGGTACTCATCCCTGATCCTGGTGTTATCCCGGACTGGGAGCAGCCTGGAAGCACAAACGGATATAAAAAAGGCGATAAGGTAAAACACAACAGTAAGGTCTGGGAATCGCTTGTCGATAACAATGTATGGGAGCCTGGATCTGTAGGAACAGATAGTGTATGGAAAGAAGTACAGGAAGGATAAGGTGATCCGATTATCTCCCGGCGCGGGGTTAAGCGTGATTCTGGGGCGGCTTCGGTCGCCCTCATAAAATGATAAGGAGAGTAGAATATGAAAAAACTTTTTATTTCACAGCCGATGAAAGGCAAAACAGATGATGAAATTTTAAAAGAGAGGGAAAAGGCAATTGCCAGCGCAAAGAGAAATTTTGCAGAGAACGAAGAAGTAGAGGTTATTGATTCGTTTTTCCAGAGCGCGCCTGCGGATGCGAGACCTCTGTGGTTTTTGGGAAAATCTTTGGAATTGCTTTCTACGGCAGACATTGCATATTTTGCAAAAGGCTGGGAAAACGCAAGAGGATGCCGCATCGAAAATACTTGCGCCATTGAGTACGGAATTACTGTGATCGAAGATTATACGGAGGATTGAAAGTATGGGAAGCAAAGAATTTTTAGAAAAGAGCAAACAGATTGTCGTTGACTATTTCAACAGCCATGCGGACAAAACCGACCAGAAGCAGATTACACAGGATGATGTATATGTGGTTTGGTACTGCAAGACGCTTCAGAACCATAAAGCGCTGTTGAGCACAACTGTTTCTGACGGTATGTATTACGAAATCACGCATAATGGGGACAAGCAGGAAACGTATGTGGATGCATACAAGAAGTGGGAGAATTTTGTTGTGAGGTAATGCAAATGTGGAAAGGAATTGACGTTTCGGATAATCAAGGCGTGATAGACTGGGCACAGGTTGCAGCGTCAAAAGTTGCATTCGCAATCTTGCGCAGTGTGCGCCGATCGGGCAAGGAAGATCATCAGTTTGCTGCAAATCTGGAAGGCTGCCGAAAGCACGGCATTCCGATAGCAGTTTATAAATATACCTACGCAGCCACGCCGGAAGTGGCGCAACAGGAAGCGCAGCAGATCGTAGCATTATTGCGGTCTTACGGGCTGACCGGCACAATGGTATGGTGGGATGTGGAGGACAAAGGTGCGCTGCGACCGCTGGGAGTTGAGAAGCTGACAGAGTGCATCCGTGCAGCGCAGGAGGTCATCACAACGGCAGGGTACGGATTTGGTCTGTATATCGGGTTGTATGTTTATAAGGAGCGTTGGTTTGACTTTAATGCGTTTGCTGGGACACGGTTGTGCATAGCACGCTATTATCGCGGATATCGAACGATGCAGTTTGATGACGAGCCGGATCAGAAATACAAGCCAAATGTTGACGGAGACATATCTGTATGGCAGTACACGAGCTGTGGGGAGATCCCAGGTATCATGGGAGATGCAGACCTTGATATCGCATATGATGATCCTGCGGAATGGACGCATCCTGCAGCGGAGCCGGGAGTGATTTACACAGTATCCGTAGCTGATGTATGGACACGCGAGCAGGCAGAGGTTATCCGGCAGCAGTTTGCGGCGATGGGAATTAATGGGATTGTCCATAAGGTTAAGATCTTGGAATAAAGATATAGGCCGAGAGAACATTCAAAGTCCTCCCGGCCGCAGGCTATGATGAAATGATGAAGCGGCTATGTCCTGATAAGATTATCTTTTATGGGTCTGTACCAGACGATTGCAAAGGTGATATAATCAGGATAAAGCCGTTTAGCGATAAATTTAACGTTGTGGAGGTGGCGGCATGGTGATAAATTTACAGTTTTTCGGTGGGCGCGGATCTGCTTTAAACGCAGCCGGAAGTGCGAAAAAAAATAGAGGTGGGATCATCGATCCATCTGCAGAGCCCAGGGAAATAGAAGCAGTATATAGAGAATCACGCGGGTATTACGGGTCTTATTACAAGAACGAGATTTTGCAGGCATCTGCTGATGATCGTACCGGGGAGTTATCTTTTGACTATGCTACTCCTGAAAAACGCGAAAAGACATCTAAAACAAATAAAACGCAGTATCTTACATATAAGTTAAATGCTGGCGCAGAGGATGGAGACACGTTTGGTATCAATTGGGACAAGGTTAAAGCTGTCTCGGGGCAGACGTATGGCATCCGCGCAGAACTGAAAGAACGCGGTTTTAAATGGGACGGGAAAACAAAAAAAGTGGCGGAAAGAGTAAATTTTCTGACCAAAGACATACAGAAAAACAACACCGAAAAGCAGGGCTCTTATGAGCTCTGTTTTTTTATCAAAAAAAGTTTCAAATACATGTTGACAAAAATCAGAAGTATTATATAATAAGATATAAGGAAAACCTAATAAATAATAAGGAGGCGGTAAAAATTTTAACCATCCAGCAAAAAGTAAACATGGCGTGCTCCGCGGCTGAAATCAGCAAAACGGAACTTGGAAAGCGAATAGGATTATCACAGTCCGCATTTTCCCAACGTTTAAAAACAGGGAAGTTTTCCGACGAGGACTTCCAAAATATGGCGAAAGCCATAGGGGCAAAATACTATTCTGGTTTTGAATTCCCAGATGGTACAAAAATTGAGTAAAAACAAGAAAGCAGATAAGGAGAGCTCGAAATGAATGAGACAGTGAAAAAAGCGTACGAAATCGCAAAAGAAACCGGTGATTTTGAAGTTGATTATCTTCCAGAGGTTGAAGTTGGAGAAATTGTAGAACTGAACGATGTCTGGGACGGAGAGGGCGAAGCACCGGATGATGAGGAGTCTGGTTCTTACGGATCATATTCGCACAAAATAACAAATGACCAGTGGATCAACTACGAATTTGATATCGTAGAGAAGAAAGAGAATCCATTGGACACACTTGTGAAAATAACAAAAATTGAGTTGATATAAAGGGGAAATGATATGCTGGAAGCCATTGAAGATATAGGCGCTGAAAATCTGGAAGATATTGCGCTGAGAGCATATAAACCACGTCCCGGAATTTATATATTTGTTTCTCCGGGCGGGAAAATAATAAGGGAAATCCGCAACGAAAGGATGATCTATTTTAATACGAAATATCGTATGATGGACTATTATTCATGGATTGTATCCATGCAGAAACCGGTAAAAAGCAAGCTGGTTTTTAGCAACAATTATTTAACGTTTTACTGCAGAAACGTACAAAAGTTGACTGATGCGGACATAGACGAATATTTTCAAAAGCTGGAAACGCCGGGAGACCATATGTTTTTTGCTGACGTTATAAAAAATAATATTCGCAAAATTAAAAAGGAAGATCAGGATATTGTAAAATTTTTTCTTATGGATTCTCCGGAACTTTATAGAGAACTCGGGATGAAAGACTGGAGAGAAAAGTCTATAAGTATGCCGCCCAGATCAGGTATGACGAAAGGAAAATGGTTGAAGGAAAAAGAGCGAAAGGGTTATCCAATGGGATGCTCTTATAATGCGAAGAAGCCCGGTAATTTAAACCGGATATATCTCGTAAACGAAGAAGAAGGTTTACAGATAAAATTATTTTACGACATATTAAAAGGGTTTTTTAATCGCGGGTGCAACATCGCAATTGTCGGGAAAAACATGCTTATACCATTAAAGAGCAAACAAGGGATTGATCGCAGAATAAAGGGTGCAATGCTTATTTGGTTTACGATGATAAAAGGGCAGATTGTGATAGTAGATATCGACAGGATCGCGAGTTATGATCCAGTTTTAAGGTATAACAAATAATGCTGAACTGGATCGGCTGGAAAAAGAAAATGAAAAAGGAGAAGAAAAAATGGAAAAATTTAATCATTATGGTGTAGAGGTAATATATCAGGTCATCGATGGACCTTTTGAAGAGGTCTTGAAGCAAAACGGAGTGAAATATACCGCGCTCCCGTATATCGATGATATCGTATTTAGATACGAGAAAAACGGGCAGAGGAAATATGCATACATCGAGGTAGAAAAACTTCCTGATGATTACGCGGAGCGCGTATATATTACTTCAGAGATTCCAGAGGATTTGAGCTGGAAAGGAATCGCAGAGGATTACCGGAATCAGAAATCCGGCGAGAGACCGGCAAAACTACATACGCGGGCATACATGATCTTTTCAGCGGCATACAACGATGCGCTCCGGAAGATGCCATTTACTTTTGACCTGAACGCCGCACCAGGGAAAAGAGACATTGCATACGCGCTCATAAAGTACTATGTGAGCATAGATGATCTAAAGGAGATGGATCATCACGATTGCCCGATGATCGATGAATTTTAAAAGTTAGGGACAGCCGAAAAGCTGCCCCTTCTTTTTTTATCTAACTTTTACTATTTGCTGAAGCGGAAGAAGCAGTAAAAAACGGAGATTTTGAAAAGTGGCGAATAAAAGAAAACCAGAATAAAGACATAAGCTGAGAGGGCAAGCAAAGTCCTCCCAGCTTTTTATTTTTTGATGATGTATGACACGAAATATGACACAAAGCAAAAAGAACCTTGATCTCTCAAGGTTCTTTTAGTCGGAGTGACAAGACTTGAACTGGTTTGCATAATGCTTTGAAATTCCTTTATTTGCTGGGAATGCTGATTTTAAAGCATTTCTTGGATATATAGTAATATTATTAAAAGTATATATATGTACGTTAAAATATTAAAATAAACAACAGTATGACACGAAATATGACATGCTTACAGAGAATTGAACATCGCGTCAAAATGACCGTTGGTCTTATTTGACATCTTTTCGCGCTGGTCTTCCATCGCATGGCGGTAGACGTTTTTTAATGTCCCATCATTCCCCCAGCCGCCGCGCTCCATAATATAAGCATCTGGAACCCCGATTGCGTGCATGATAGACGCGCAGTAATGCCGGCAATCGTGGAATCGGAAGTGCGGCACTCCAGCATGCTTTAGGACGTGGTTAAATCGTTGGGTGATCATATTCGGATTGAGTTCCGTCACTCTGCCGTTGCCTTTTGGAATCTGATCCGTAATAAAGGAGGGAAAATCTATAAAACGGTCTCCAGCATATGATTTTGGGGATTTGATAATGTACTTTCTGTTTTCATCTAGAACCATGTTGCGGTGCACATGGACGCGTGTCCCAGCTATATCACTTCGGTCAAGCGCACAGATTTCCCCGCGCCTCATGGGGCCGAAGGCTGCCAGTAGGATTGGGATTTCCATTTCTGTCCCTTTGGCTGCCTCCATAACCTTTTTTATATCATCATCTGTCGGTACATAGAGCTGCGGTCGAATCTTCTGCGGGAGAACGGTGTTCAGTGCAAAATCGGGGCGCGTCTCCCTTAATACGGCACTGATTAGAGCGTGGTTATCCCGGACGCTCTTCGGGGAGTGCCCTTCGGTAAACGCATTGACATGCCTCTGGATATCCTCCTGGGTTATGTCATCTATTCGGATATCTTTCAAGTCCTTATAATTTTTCCTGGCGCGTTTATATTCCCGGACGCTGGAAGGGGACAGCACGACAGACCTTTTTTCGATGTAGGCCTCAAGGGCTGCCTGGAAAGTTAAGGAACGCGGAGCAGCAGTTTTTTTTGAAACTGCATAGGCAGCGGCGGCAGCCTCAGCCTCTCTCTTTCCTGCGGGCTTTGGATTGTCAGACGTGAATGATTTATAGTGTTTTTTCCCGTTTTCGTCTGTGTAGTCGTAAACACGGCATCTCCATGATCCAGACGGGAGTTTTTTTGCTGTTGCCATAGTTAATCCTCCTTTTAGGTATAAAAAATACACCTATACAGGTGTAGGAGGCTGTGATATACTTTTCTTGCGAGGGAAAACATACCACCACCTCATGTGCTGTATAGTTTTCTTGATTGCCCTGGTGTTACCAGCATCGGGGCTTTCTTTTTTTATTAAACATAGTAGGGATTTGGCTTGAAAATAATAGAAATAATATCAACAATCCATCCAATTCCAAATAAGCCAAACGTGAAAAGATATAAAATTCCCATGCCGACTTTGCCTTCGTAAAATTTGTGTGCGCCTATCCATCCTAAGAATATACAGAGGATCAACGATACCCATTTGTTTTTGGCAACTTTTGTCCGGTATCGGTTGTAAGCAGAGCTTGCAGAAGAGCTTGCAGAAGAGCTTGAGCTTGCCGAGTTGTTGATCACAACATTCGACTGCCCTGATTCCTGCACCTGCTTCCCACATTTAGGGCAGATCACGCAATCTTTGTCAATCTGTTCTCCACAGTGCTGACAGAATTTTTTTGCAACCGGAGCGCCACAGTTTGGACAGACAGAAGCCTGATCCGAGATTTCTTTCCCACATTCTGGGCATGTGATAAGTGCCATAATCTTATCCTCCTCATATTGTATTTATGTGTTAATCGCCGCAGCGATATAACCATGTGTAACATTCTGTCAAAACCTGCGCAGTCTGTCGTTTTTTGTCGCGCAGGCTTGACGCTTCATCGCGTTTCCCTGCCCGCATCTGTTGAAATATATATATCTTTGTGCTAATATATAATCAAACAAATGTTCGTATTTGGGAGGGATGCACGATGGACTACAAACAGCTCATTAAAAATATGGTCGATGAGATTAACAATGAGGTCTTTTTAAAAAAGATATATTCATTTGTTAAAGTTTTCATCGAAAAGTAAGGGGTGGGAGCAGCTTTCAAGGTTGCTCCCTTTCCTTATATTTTGTTGCCATTGCATAGGCGATTTTCCGCAGCGCTTCCTTTGATGTTTCGTCAAGCTCCATATATACCTCTATCAAGTCCTTTATAAAGGTGTCGTCGCCCTTTGAGATCTGTCCGAGGTATCCTTCCAGTTTGTCACTTGCAGGTAGGTACATCGGTTCATTCCCATTCCTGATCCAGTCTTCATTTACGCCGAATTCTCTGCATATTGAGAATATGATAGCATTTGTAGGTTCGCGCCGCCCAATTTCATAATTTGCAATGCTGTTTCTTGCTAAGCCCAGTCGTTTTGCAAACTCTTCTTGTGTATATCCAAGTTCTGATCTCAATATTTTCAAGCGTTCTTTCATTATCTATCACCACCTTCCTGCCTTTACACTTATCATATCAGAAAAAAGTGCCATTGTCAACAAAATAGTTATTGACAAGAGTGTCAATGGGACGTATAATTGTGTCATAAGATACAAAGCGAGGTGATAAAAGTGAACATGTTGAAAGACGTAATAACAGCGGATGAGCAGGAAGAAATCAAGGAATTTGTTTCAATTCTCCTGCTTCTTCCGAAAGAAGACCGGGCGGTGCTGCTTTCTAACGCGAACGCTTTCCGGGTTCGCAGAGACTTAGAAAAAGCAGTAAGCGGCGAAGAGGGGAGGTGAGAAAGCGAATGATGAACGCAGTGGAATTTAATAAAGCCGTCAGCAAGCACTGCAAAGATATGTCTGGGGATTGCTGCAAATGCGACTTACGGCTTTATTGTTACCTATCTCCAAGCGAGAGATGTGATGAGCTTGTTAGTTTGGTTATTGACTTTTTGCATAACTGCACGGAAAACCAAACTCCGTATTCCCATCACAGTGCGGCTTCTTATCCTTGTATTCATGATATGGACATGAGCAACGCACTAGGCGCTTCTTGCCTTCAACAATCTCGTAATCCTCAAGAATAGTTACGTTTTTGTTGATTTTATGGCAATGATAGAGTCTCGATGATAATTCCAACGTCTGAACGCTCCTTTCTATGTACTCGGCTCTGGCAGGAGCCTGTGAGTACAGTATAGGACGGGGATAAGCAGGAAGCAAGAGACAGGAGGTATGGTTATTAACGAAAGAGAAGACAGCTTTGCAGTAGAGATCATCGAAGAAGCAAAGCAGGAGACAAAGAGATGGCGCATAGCGTGGGAAATCACGATGGCCGCGCTGATTTTATCAAATCTATATTGGATGTGGAGGTGAAAGAGATGCCGAAAACAAAAGCACTTGGGGTGTATGCAGATCGCAAAGAAGCCGTCCGGCGCGTCATCAATGTTGGACTGGCACGCAGCGGGCTGACAGGAAAGGACCTTGACCGCCGGAACATCATTAACAGAAACACCCTCGTAAAGCGGAAAGCAGAGGGTGAAACAATCCGGTTGGGAGAGATATGGGCGCTCGACAGGGTATTACATTTTACAGATGACGAGATTTTGCAGATGTTCGGGAGAGGAGGTGAGAAATGGTGTGGATATCGCCGTTTTGGTGCGGAGTAATAGTAGGGGCAGCGGTTGAGCTTACTCTACTGATAATAGCATCCGTATGGTACAGCAAAAAGAAAGGGAGGAGGTAAGAGCGATGCCGAAGCAGCTGCGGCGCTGAGGTGGGCGATTATCCAGCCGGAAAGGAGATGAAAGTGAAGATGGACAAGTCTGATATATGTATGATGACTGGAACAACGCTGGTCATGGCAGCCCTGATCATGTGGGAGACGTTTGGCATGATGATCACGCCGACGGTACTGACGGTCGCCGCCGCCGGCTGCTTTGTGGCAACAGTGCTGTGCGCGGCACGCGAAGAAGAATTAAGAAGCCGGAAAAGAAAAAGGCGCTGAACCGACCAAAGTACCAGCACCAATGAAAAATATTACGCCTTTAGTATAAGGCGGGAATGGAGAGAATGCAATGATTTTATCAGAAGATGGCAAAGTGAGAATTATGGGGACGGGGTTGAACGTCCTTAGAGATTTTGCAGTAGCGTCTGCGTCGGTAACGAAAAGCCTATTAGATGCTGGGGTATCGTATGAAGATGCGAAGAGTATCATGAAAAAAACGCTTTACGTTGGCATGATAGAAGCATGTAAGAAAAAAAATGAAACGATACCAGAGATGGAAGAGATGAATAAGGCCGTGAATGAGTTTTTTGATAAATTCCGCGACATGTGGAAGGATGAGTAACATGTATACAGAACAGCCGATAGATGAATACAATGAAAGCCTGGATACGGGAACTGAATTAAAGGCGCATAAGCGCCTGAGAAGAATAATGCGGATAACGCAGGAGATTGAACAGGAGGAAAACAAAGAAGATGAGCACATTATATGAGATCACAGGGCAGTATTTGGAACTATATGAAATGATGGAATCAGCGGATGAGTTGGAGATGAAGGTTATCGAAGACACGCTGGACGGCATGGACGGCGAACTAGAAGAAAAGGCGGAGAATTACGCAATCATTATGGCGGAGCTGGATGCGGAAGCCGCGAAGTTTGAAAAAGAAGCTGATCGCCTTGCGGCGCGCGCGGAGCAGTTACACGGACGGAGCGCGATGCTGAAAGACAGGCTAAAGAGAGCAATGGTACTTTGCGACCGGAAGAAGTTTAAAACAAACCTCTACTCGTTTGCAATCTGCAAAAACGGCGGCGTCGCTCCGATGGAAGTGGATGATACGGCAGTCCCAGACGATTACATGAAGAAAATCCCTGACACGTCTAAGATTAGAGAGGCATTGAATGCAGGAAAAACCCTCACATTTGCTGAATTGAAGGAGCGCGGGGAGCATCTTCGGATTAAGTAGGAGGCGGACATGAATAAATTTAGAGAGCTGAGGGCGGATGAGATTGAATGCCGCGTGTCCACAGTAAAAGAGAACGGCTGCTCACTATTGCTGTATAAGGATGCAAGATGTGACATGAACATCCTCGACGAGGCTGTAGGCCCGATGAACTGGGAGCGGAAGCATACGCGGGATAATGCGAATTGTACCGTAAGCATTTATGACAGCGAGAAGCAACTTTGGATATCAAAAGAGGACACGGGCATAGAATCCTTTTCGGCAAAGGAAAAAGGACTTGCATCCGATAGTTTTAAACGCGCCTGTTTTAACTGGGGCATAGGGCGAGAGCTGTATACTGCGCCGTTTATATGGATTCCATCTGATAAAGTGCAAATATCCGGGACAAAGCCTAAATTTACGACATACGATCGTTTCCATGTCACGCAGATCATCTACAAAGATTCCCGGATTGTGGCACTTGCTATTAAAAATACCTCCATTAACAAAATGGCTTTTGTGTATGACATAAGGGGCAAAGGGAAATCATGAATGCGTTTGTGAGGATAGAAAAGTACAAGGACACCGACAAGGGGACAGACTTAATTATATCCGTCCCGATTAAAGGCCTCGGCGAAGTCCTCAGCAAAAAAAGATTAAGGATGCAGAAATCCGGCTGGATGATGGACGGCATATATCCGCCGAGCAGCGTAAAAAGGCATATGCGACGATCCGGGACATAGCATCTTATACTGGCTATCTTCCAGAGGAGCAGAAGGAGTGGTTGAAATACTTACATATCGTGAAAACAGGATGCGGATATTTTAGCCTTGCAGACTGCTCTATGGATACGGCGCGGGAGTTTATTAACACCATATTGGAGTACGCGGTGGAAAATGGAATCCCATTAACGGATAACGCTGTGGAGCGTACCGATGATATTAACCGATACCTGTATTTTTGTATAAAGCATAAAAAATGTGCGATATGCGGAAGAGATGGGGAAATACATCATTGGGATGCTATCGGCATGGGAAACAACCGCAATACCCTAGACGATTCGGACCATCGAAAGATATGCCTATGCCGGGAGCATCACACAAACGCGCATCAGCATGGAAGGGAGAGCTTCCAAAAAATGTATAAAGTATATGGAATTATCTACAAGGAGGATGAGGAAAACGAACAGCAGGAACAAGGGCGCGAGTGGAGAACGAGAGCTTGCGCGGAAACTGAAGGAATACGGCTATGAAGCGCGCAGAGGACAACAATACTGTGGTTCGAACGGCGACGCTGATGTGGTTGGGCTACCAGGGATACACATCGAATGCAAGCGAGTAGAGCGTCTGAACCTGTATGATGCTTTGGCGCAGTCTGTTGCGGATGCAAAGACAGACGAGAAGCCGACCGTATTCCATCGAAAAAATAATTGCGGCTGGCTCGTTACCATGAGATTTGAAGATTTTATGGAGTTATACGGAGATAGCCGGTAATGTGGTGAAACATGTTATAAGGAAGAGGATTAAACTTGGCTGGTACAAGGTTTTAGATAATCCTAACACAGTTGAAACACTGGCGCAATAAGCGCGAAAGAAACTACTGATTCGACTTGTTGGGGAGTATATATCACGGGCATGACGGGTGACCTCCTGTTCCCCAGCGCCGGGGGCAAGCGGCGCATCCCTAACTGGAGAAAGATCATGAATATTTTTGT